GTTGACAGCGACAGGATCACCGTTGCGAGGAAGAAGGCAATGTAGAGCGTCGAACTCCCCACCATGAAGCGCATGGCCGGCAGGCTCGGCTTGAAACTCGGCGCCATGGCCGAGTGCCCGGGCGACACGACGCTCGGCAGAGGCATCATCGGCGGCGCAGACTGCGGACCCTGGGGGCTGGGAAGAAGAGCATCGAGTGAAGTTGCGTCGTCCATTGTTTACTCCTTAGACACGTTTTCGCAGGACGCATCTTCCACGCGGAAACGATAACACTTCCCGTCCATCTTGACGACCTTGTCCTCGGCGTCCTTCAAGGGAAGCGCCGCGGTGCGGATCGTCTTAAAGTTCCGGTGAAAGAGGAGGACAGAAAAGCCCAGTCCAATGATGAAGGAAAAGAAGGGGGAGGCTCGGTGGAGGGCCTCGACAAGACGGAGCTTCATTACTTCTTAGTGAGACTTGCGAGAAGGTTCAGAGAGTCTGGCTCTTGGGTGCACGGAACCTCGATCGCGTTGAAGCGGACACACCCCGTGTCCGTATGGTAGATGCTGGAGTCATTGGGTTGCGGGAGCGACTTGACCGTCCGAGTGGGCGGAACAGACACAGCCGAAATCAACAGTCCTGCGATGAGACCTGCAACGGCCCAATGGAGTTCAAGCATTGTCTTTCGGTTCGATTTTACTTCGTGTACTCGAAGTAGATTCCCTTTCCGAGATAGAAGAGCGCAACCAATCCGAGCGGACCGAACGGTAACATGAACAGCAGGAACCCAAGGAGTGCGCCTCCAATGGCACTTCCCCATCCCCCTTCCAGGACATACTGCTGCCAAAAGACAGGCGCTTCGTCGCGCAGCATCATGACAAAGGCGACAAGTCCAAAGGCTTGAATCAACCCGATGCCGAACCAGATGAACAGATTCCCGAATTGTCCCGTAAGGAAGTCAAACGACGGCATCGTGACACCGCCCACGGTTGTCATTTCGATTCCTCCTTCGACGTTGTCAAGACTCAGTTGTTGTCCATCGGGAACCACCACCGTTCGCCGCTTCCCGTCCTTCTCCACAAGGTTGACCGTGAGGCGACGTCCCTTGACGGTATTCGCCGTGGACATAACCACGGACTCCTTCTCTCGCAGTTTCTCCTGTCGAAGACGGGCCTTGGTCCCTTCGAGGCACGTCTGGTCGGACTCTCCACACCCGCGAATGGCGGCCGCGTTGATCTTCTCCAGATCCTCGACCTCGAGTTGTGTCTCAGGGGCTGCTTCGAAGGCTGGGATCAACGAGGAGTTCGCAGTCACGTCCAGTTTTCCACTCGTCACCTTTCCGCGAAGGCTCTTCGTAATGTTCCGGGTCGCGGTATCATCCCCGAAAAAGGCGGAATCAATCTGCGCCATTCTTATTAGGATGCGAAGACTAGATTGCCGAGACCCGACACGATGCGCAGGAAGTTCACGGACTCCACGTAGACGCCCACGGTGTAGGTAAAGACGAAGAGGACATTGTTGTTCGTCTGGACAATCGTCACGAGTTCATTCGGGTCGTACAGATTGATCTGCCCTGCAGGGATAATGGTCGGGTTCGGACTGAAGACGGTGGATCGGAGGACGCAGACAATGGAGGAGGTCGCCCCACCCTGCGGTGTCACAGACTCCGGGAGAGGAGTTTGAAGGGTCAGACGGAGAGTCGCCTTGTTGAACAGACTGCCGTTCATCGCTCCGGAGGGCTGGTACTGATCGTGATCCAGGGCAAACGAGTACGTATACACACCCGGGAGTCGAGGGACGTTGCCCGTGGTATGCCGGTAGCGCTGCAGGAGCGAAAAGTAGGGGATCGGCTTGGTCTGAAACCGCTCCTTCCCATCCAAAAGGAGGACCCCGTCGATGATGGCATCCTGAGGATAGACAGACGACACCTGTTCCTGCCCCGACGCATAGAGGGCCGTCGGAATCGACGCGTTGATCGCAGACCACGGCGCACGACTCGGGGAGGACCAGTTCGTGTAGTTGTCCCAGTCGTTGACGGCGATGCGATCCGAGCGCGTGGCATCAAAGACGATGCGCGTCACGAGATTGCGGATCGGGATCTCGAGATCCGTATTCCCGCCAAATTGACCCTCGGACGACACGTAGGTCACCGTCTTCACGAGGAACGTCTGGTCCGCGCGCGCAAGTTGGTTCATCTCCATCTCCGTGAGATAGATGAAGTTGCCCTCGAGATACGGATCGGGAAACCAGGTCGTGATGGCTGGGTCGGAGGGCGTTCCCGAGACTGTCGGCGGAGACAAGAACAACTTCATCGCATTGTAGTCGACATCTCCTGTGGGCTTCACACGCTGTCCGTAGGTCGGCGTGCCCGGCTTGACATCAATGACCGTATACAGGTCGTTCAGATTCCGCAGGGTCACGTTGATGTAGACCTCGGAGTTCTGAAGGGACACAAGAGGAAGGGCGAGACCCGGATTCTCGGCGAACCAAAAGTGAAGGGGGACAACCAGTTGACGGCCGCGAATGCTGGGCTCGGGAATGATCGCCTTGGGCATAGCCGTCGGCACGGCATTGGGCGTGATGGCGTGGGGGTACTGGTTCTGGCGATCATAGGCGTTTGCAGGGTCGTAGAGGTCCGGGACGTTGCCGACCATCTGATCGACAATCAGGCGCTTGTTGGCGTCATGGGTCATGTACGAGAACAGTTTGAGCCACTCTCCACGCAGGCGCTGGATGACGACTCCATTCATGACCAGATCAACGTGGTCGATCATGTTGTACCCGATGTTCTTGATCCACTGAAACTCGTACCCGATCGAGTTTGCGCCGCCCGTCGTCTGATACCCCGAGGGGAGCGCCGAGGATCCCAGATACTTGAGCGGCGACCAGATATCGGGGAGCGTCAACACCAGGTAGGTGTCGTGGAGGAGTTGGGCATACCGATCAATGCGGCACGACAGGGTGCGTGTCCCGAGTGCCGAGAACTCCTGATTCGTGGCGGTGAAGGGCATGCGAATGGACTCCATTGCAAAGTTCGTGTGCCTGCGATAGACCGCTCGGAAATGAGTCATGGACGGCGATCCATTGACCAACTCATTTTGAGCACCGGTTGCGACCAACTGAATTAAGCCGCCGGGCATATTTGTATCTACGGAGATGGAATCTTTAACTCTCTTCATCCACGAGATAGAGGAAGCGTAAGAGTAAGCAGAGGCCGGCAAGTTGGAGTGAACCTACAAACACCCAACGTGCGATGGAATCATCCATGCTCTTTCGTCCGAAAATGTCTCGCGGTCAACCAATGGAGGCTCATGATGCGCTCGTTGAGGAACTGAAGGAAGACCTTAAACTCTATACAGCCGGAGGACAAGTCTCGTTTCCCATCACGCCGAAACTCGCTGCGTCGGTGGCTCGCTGGCCGGTTGCGACGGAGGAGTTTGTTGTCTATCGTGGACAGCCCAAGCCCAAGCCCAAGGATACGAGGGTGACCACGAAATACCTCCCGCTTCCCCTGATGACTCCCTATGACAGGCGCCCCTTTTTCTCAACCTCCCTGGGACTTGATGTCGCGAAACAATTCGCAAAGTACGCGTATCCCGAGGGGGACGTGTTTAAAATTACCGTCAAGCCCGGGGTTCGGCATCTGCAACTCTCAGCCATGGGGGAAGCAGAAATCCTGATCGCAGCGGATGGTGTGGCGGAGTACGGGGACGCGAAAGTGAAGGCGTCTAACGAGATTGTCAAGAACCTCAGTGTATGGCCGGTGACGTATTCGCCAAAGCCGCCGAAGCCGACAGCCGGACGTCGGAAAACCCGGCGTCGCTCACTGCGCCGTCGTGGTTGAGCGGATGCCAATCGGACGGAGGGCCTGACGAGAGAGAACGTCCTTCGTATTCACCGTTGAGAAGACCCCGGTGAAGGCCGTGCATCCCGAGCACCAGTTCGTCACAGTGATGCCACCTGGCGCGTCTCCCCATCCTGACGGAGCAGGAACGTGGAGAACCTGACGGATCGTCGCGCTGTTTGCCTCGACAGACAGATACACAGAATTGAACTTGTTCCGCTGTTCCGGAGGGGTCGAGGCGTACGTCGACGCGATGAGTTGACGCTTCTTCAGGGTCAGGTAGTCCTGGGCAGAATTCACCTGCATTTGTGGTTTACGCGAGAGAATCCTCGTATCCACAAGATGCGGTTTGCCCTCATCAGCACACATATTGATCAGACCACCGGGTACTCCAAGGTTGCCTACAATCTGGTGCGCCAGGTTGCAACGCTTGCCCCTCGCATCAAACTCTTCCACTTTGGATTTCAGCGCCATCCCGCGCGTCAGAGCCTTCGCAAGTATCCGGACGGGGTTGTCTCGTATGACGCAGCCGCGAACGAAGAGCCGCGTGAGGAGGGATTTGGATTCAACAAGATTCACGAGTACCTGGAGACCGTGACCCCTGATGTCGTGATGATCTACAATGACCCCCTCATTGTCTGCAAGTTCATCGAGGCGATGAAGCACCAGCCCAAGGCGTCGCCCTACAAACTCTGGATCTACCTCGATCAGGTCTATGACGGGATTGCCCCTCCGATGCTCACGACGATTCAGCAGCACGCCGACCGTGTCTACAGTTTCACGTCGTTCTGGGAGTCGAGACTCCCCATGATTCCCGACGTTCGTGTGTTGGAGCATGCTGTGGATCCGATGACCTTTACGAGTCTTCCGGCAGACGCCCGCGCGAGTTTGCGCGCTGGATTGGGCGTCCCCGAGAACGCGATTGTGTTTCTGAACCCGAACCGGAATAGCCAGCGCAAGCGCCACGACCTGACCATCGCAGCGTTTGCGGCGCTCCAGGCTCGTCACCCAGAGATGCCCCTGTATCTCCTGGTTGCGACGAACGCAAATCCGCAGGCCGGTGCGCACTACGACATCCTTCGCATTCACCAGGTCGAACTAGCGCGGCACGGGCTTCCTGAGACGATCTACTCGCCTCGTCTTCTCTTGGTCGATACCTCTCCGAATGCGAATCTCCTCACGGACGACGCGATCAATCAACTCTACAATGCCACGGACATTGGGATCAATACCTCCGAGGGCGAGGGGTTCGGACTCTGTCAACTCGAGCATCTGTATACGGGTGCGCCGCAGATTGTGACGGATGCCGGCAACTTCCGGACCATTCTCAACGAGTCTGTGGCCGCCTTTGTCGAGCCGAGGGATCGTGCCTACTTCCAGGGGACGATGCCGCTGGGTCTTTGGTTTCCCGTGTTCCTCGCGTCCGATGTGCTTGCAGCGATGGAGACGATGCTCCGGAACCTCCCAGCCTACAAGGCTGCTGCCAAGGCCTTCCAGTTCAAGAGTTGGTCCACTGTCTGCGATGGGCTGCTCGAGGATCTCCTTACTCAGCAAGCTGGAGATCCGGTAGCCACTGTAACTGTCCCGGTCCTAGCATAATCCCCATTCGAAGCAGGCGGCGCTCGTCTTCAAAGGCCGGGCCGTCAAAGATCTCCTTGGTGTCCGGATCGAGAATGAAGACCATTCCCTTGATGGACACCTTCTGAACCCGACGCTTCTTCCGCTGCAGATTTCGGAGATAGGTGCTGTCGAGATCGTCCTGACGAAAGTTGGGACGGTAGGCCAGATCCTCTCCCATCACGGTGCTGTCGAAGCGCATACACGAAATCACAG